TGTAACTAGACCACATCTGCATACAGTAGTGACTAAACTGCATTATTTTGTCATCTTGCTCTTTGTAATATGTTAGATATTCAGGCCAAGTAGCATACTTTTTTAGTTCCTGTATGTAGAACTGCGCTCTGTATACTGGATGCTTTTCTGTCATGCCATTGCACATTCGCAAATGGTAAGCGCACCGATACGTTCACATACTTTTAACTCATTCGGTAGGCATCTAACATGCTCAGGCCCCATGTATCTCCACTTGCTCCCATCTCCTGTTATGCTGCATCCTGAAACTAACAATAAACACACTGTAAATAATTTTTTCATGCCTCTTTCTCCAAGTCCCATTGGCAAATATTTTTATTTTTGCTCCTCCTTTTGAATAAAGAAAGTAGATTGTAATCTTCTTTCCACCTTATCAGCCATGCTGAGTTATTCTTCTCAGCATCTTTAAATGTAGCGTAAGTCATGAATAGGGCAAACACTGTAATAACATGGCCCCATATCAACGGTATAATCCCTGACCACCCTGCTATTAACGCGCAGAAACTAGCAGACCACACAATAGATAAAGCAAGCATTAAATACATCTGCATACTTACATCTCCTATAAATCTAAATGGATTATATTTTAGATTCATAAAAGATTCCCATGTGTAATAAAACCACATCATTGATCCTTTAAGTTTAGCCTTCACAGCTTAGACACTCCTCTTCTAAATTAATTCTTGGGATTTTAATGTTAACATTCTCTGTATTTCTAGCCGCTGTAGTTCGGAGGTAATACATAGATTTGAGTTTGTTAGCTCCTGTCCAATGAACATGATTAACATATTCCAAATACTCATCATGTACCTCCTGTGGTGCAGTAGCTGGTGGTGGTTCAAAGAACAAATTTACTGACTGTGATTGGCAGACGTACTTTTGTCGCTGGTAGGCGTGTTCGATAACCCAAATCTGGTTAAGTTCAGGCGCTGTCTTAAATACCTCCTTCTCTTCTTCTGAGAGTTCTGGTATTTCTTTAACAGAGCCTTCAGCAGCAGCAATATTTTTCCACGTTTTTTCTGTATTAATTCCTTTATCTTCAAGAAGTTTCTCCAAATATTTATTTTTTACTTTGAACGAACCTGTGAGAGTTTTGTGCGTAAATAAGTTAGCCCTCGTAGGCTCAATAGAAGGACTTGTTCCACCACATATAATACTAGAACTAGCATTAGGGGCAATAGCAAGCAAATGGGAATGACGATAGCCACTACCAACCATGTCAGGAGCTTCCCCACGGTTTCTAGCCAAACGCTGGGAAGCCATCTGAGATCTTTCTTTGATAAGTTTAAACGCTCTATTGTTA